AGCTTTCTATCTGCTGGAAGCATATCACAACCTTCTTTCTTAGTGGTGCAAGCAGCATTTAGCTAACTGCTGTTTACTAACTCTTAGCTTACACCGTGACGTCAGTTTCTAAGTTTGGATTAGGGTTTCGTTTAGCTAACTCCATTGACTAGCCCCCCTCTCCCTCTCTCCCCCCATTACGACACTATTTCCTAACTGTGTGTCAATGCGTTACGTTGCGTCACTTTGTAAATGACGTTGCGTCACTTGTGACTTTTATAGATTGACAAGTTTGGAGGATGGCCGTTGCTGGGAAGCTATCCGCTAACCGATGTAGTCAGTCTCTCCACATCTGCAACGACCTGCTTAATCTATCCATCCCATTCACTGCGGCGCAGACGCGCCTGTTAGTTGGGGGGATTGATCTTGCAAATCCCCCCAAACCCCCACAAAGCGCTTCCAATGAGCGCTTACGCGCACACACTCACTTGGATTTATTTCACCCACTGCGGACAGGGGATTCGGGGCGTGCCGTCTGTAACAGAGGCCACACCAGTCTGGCGGTGCTGTTGTGCGTGCGGTCGCTGTTAACCCTGCCGCGCTGGCGCTGTGCAGGGGCGACCTCTTCAGGAACCAACACGCCGTGCAGTGGCGCGGGTGTTGCAGTCTGGAGTGGCCTCTGTTTCAGATGCGCGAAGCGCACCCCGAACGCCCTGTCCTTGGGCTGAAACAAATCTGGGGGGCGCAACACAAACATGATAAAGAAATGGAGAACCAAATGACTACTTCTAAAATCAAAACAGCACCACAAGCTCGCGGCAAAATGGTAAATCTCAAGGATAACAACCTCCCGTCCTTCTATGACGAAATCATGAAAGACGCATCCGAGGTCTTCCCCGACGTCTTAACCGCCTGCGAAATCATCGTCACCACATGCGGGATCACCGACCGCAAGGCCGCACTCATCGCAGACCAACTATGCAACGCTGCGCAATTCATGATGAAATATCCCCGCGACGACTGGCACAGCGCCCAAGACGACCGCATCGCCAAAGAGCAGGACAAAGACGACGATCCGAGCGCATTCGAGGCAGCTTGCCGCAAAGAAGAAGACTTTTACGCAATCTACAAAGCGCTGGAACTCTTCCACACCGCAGCCAAGGAAACATACCAAGCCACCACGGGCGAGGAATGGGTTCCCAAACAAATGCGGTCACCAAAAGAATACAGCCGCCCCCGCATCGCGCGCCGCGCATAACATGCGGAACCACCACCACAACGGGCCAGTCATAGCACTGGCCCAAAAATTTTTTCGCTCGCTGCGCTCGCTGACTGGGAAAATCTCATGGCTTATATCTCAACTGCCTACCTCATCGCATCTGCACAATCGCCGGCCCCCTCCACCCACCCACCCGCGGGGGCCCGTGAAATTGTGTGCCGCGCTGTTAACCTCGTTTCACTCGGGCGCGGTCACTTTCGCCCCACAGGCGATCACCCACCCCACACTCCGCACCCAGCGGACGGGGCTCACAATCGGGACTTTACTACGGTGAGATTTTGCAAGCGCAAATGCGCCGTTAAAAAGCGTCCGAGTAATATAGTATATGACGTAGCGTCACTAATGACATTAGCTATTGTCACTGCAATAATGCAAAACATAACCAAAGGAGAACACAAATGAAACTCAACTACATTGACTACGACGAACTACCCGTCTCTATTATGTTCGTTGCGGACGAAATACAAATCATCTGCGAGTTTTTGAAACTACATTCAAAATCTATTGATGATTTCGGACGGCCTTTTGCGCTGCAAAAAATCGCCAATACTTTTCATGAAGTAAATCAAAAACTAATCGGAGAAAAATAATGAAACATTTTTCAATCAATGACTTCGACTTTCCAGTTGAACAGCAACCAGTCTATGATCAGCTTGGCAATATCATTGCTGGTCACCAAGCTGTTGTGCGTACCGACACTGATCAGGTGTTGGGCGTACACGGTTCACGCTACAAGATTGTAACGCACGATGATGTCGTGAACTCAATCATTGACGGAGTGAAGTCGGCAGACTTATCAGACGATTATGAAGTCACTGTCGATGTGCTTGAAGACGGACGCAAACTCAGAGGTGAAATATTATTTAATGACCTCACAGTTGAGCCAGCAGTCGGAGACTACGTTAAGTTCCGTGTCAGCTTCTTCAATAGCTATGACGCATCTTGGTCCTTTTCTCAGCAAGCCAATGGCTTACGGCTATGGTGTCTGAACGGCTGCACAACAGCCGACACAGTAGCCAGAAGCAGATACAAGCATACTGCATCCATCAACGTAGAAGGATCAGCATCCAAGGTAGTCAACGGCTTTCGTCACTTCATGTCACGCAAAGATGTCTGGCAGGATTGGATGCACACTAAACTCGAACAGGAACAAGTCGAAAACTTTTTCAAAAAGACTGTCTGCAAAGCATTCACACGCCAGCAGTCAGTCACCAAGACCAACGAAAAGCAACTCGAAAACCTGCTCGGAATCTGGAACGACGAGCGCGGCGCTCTCGGCTCTAACAAGTGGGCATTGTACAACTGCCTGACTTACTGGGCTACGCATACAAAAGACCTGCGCAAACCAGAGATTGCCAAGTACAATCGTGAGCTACAGATTGCCAGCGCAATGAAATCAAAGCAATGGGAGAACATGTCATGATGACACGCAAGAACTTTGAATGGATAGCGGATCGTATGGGTCCGCTAGTCAACTCACCCATCACAATCGAAATGATTGCCGATGATCTTGAAAAAGAAAACCCACGCTTCAATCGTGAAAAGTTTCTAAGCAGAGCTATTGCAGCATGGGAACGCAAACATCTACCACAGGAGATTGACGATGAAATACCGTACTGAGCCTGTCGCCTGCCCAGAATGTCTGGGCGATGGCACTGTAACTTATCGCAGATACAAACGCCAAAGTTTCAATCGCGATATTGGTTACGAAGAAGAGTATGAAGATACTTGCTGGAACTGTGATGGCAGCGGTGAGGTTGACAATAAGGATACATTCGCTCCATAAGTGCAGTATGAAATCATATCTGCAATATCTACAAGACAGAGCGGGGGAGATAAACGTCCCCCTGCTCAAGTGTTTCAAACGCGCTGACATCCCAACGTCAACGTACTATCGAACAATCAATGGAGATACTGAACTCAGGTATGATACGGCAGTGAAAGTAATCAATGTCATTGAAGAACTTGACGCGATACAACAAGCCAGTGAGCATACCAAAAGACTACGAGAAGCTAATAAACCTGTTGATCGAAGCTCGATTCGAGCAAGGTTTAAGCCAAGAGTCATTGGCTCATAAGATAGGCTGCACTTCTTCCCTGATACATAAATGGGAAGCGCACAAACGTATTCCGTCTGGCTTCATGCTCATCTGTTGGTTGGATGCTTTAGAATATGACATCGAAGTCACGAAGAGGTAGGGCTGTACTCTGCCTGTCATGCGAAAACAAAAGCTATTGGTTCGTTGCCATACTCAAACCCAATGCAGAACGCTCAATGGAAAAGCATTGGTACATCTGTAAGAACTGCTACGAGGAAAACAAATGGCAAACCGCAACAAAAATAAAGGAACATATCACGAGAAGTGGTTCGTCAACTGGCTCAAAGAAGCAGGTATCAAAGCCAAAAGGCAGCCCCTCTCAGGCAGTTTGGGAGGCGAGTATAGCGGCGACATCAAACTCGAACTCCAAGGACACGAGTTGGTAGGTGAAGTTAAGTACCGAGATAAGTCTAACTTCCCTAGCCCATTCAAAGTATTAGAGAGCAGAGACATTGCTTTCTATAAAAGACGAACTGGAAGTCCGCAAACCGTAGTCATCATGAGTGGTGACACATTCCTTAAATTAATGGAGAACAAAGATGAACCTTAAACAAAAGTGGTGGGAGTGGCACAAAGAAAACCCACATGTCTTTAGATTGTTTGAAGAGTTTACTTTCAGAGCAATCAACAGAGGACACAAGCGCCTCAGTGCTTGGCTTGTTGTCAACAGAATACGCTGGGAAACAAGCATTGAAACAACAGGCGACGACTTCAAGATAAGTAATGATTACATTGCTT